TATTCGCTACAACATATATATCATGACCTTGAAAGCTGAGATAATCTGAAATCTTAAAGAGACTTGAAACCATCCCGCCACGAGGATTATTTTCTAAATCGTTGACTGTCTCCAGGCAACAAGAAAGATCGATGAAACATATTCGCAAAAAACCTCCAGCCCTATCCAGGAGAGAAGTTACTACGGATATATATTTGTTATAACGCCCTGATGAATCCCTTGGCAGTCGTGGCGAACTGGCTCGAAGTCGAAGCGGTAATCGCCTCGCACAAGAACCCAAACGCCTTCGACGTGCCAACCGAGGTCGCCGGGGTTAGCCCCCAGTGAGTGCCACCAACCACAACCGTCAGGTTGTCACCTGACACGGAAGAACCGGTCGAAGCATAAATACGAACGCTCGATCGGTAACCGTAGACCTGCGCCAGACCATAGGCATTATTGGAGATGTCGCTGTCAGCAACTCCCGCAAACGCCTGAAGATCGGTGGAGGACGCCTGAGTTACGCGAACACCATCAACCGACGCGCCCACGTCGAAAACAAGCGCATAGCCGGCGGTGGCCGTGGACCCAGAAACGTTTTGTATAACAACGAAGATTGTTTCAGCCGATGTACGGCCGACTCTTTTAAAGATCATATTATATTCCCTCTTTGTTGCCTTGCGGCGTTGTTATGGGAACCCTATCCCCCCATGTTGTTGAGTTATGCAGCGATTGACTGACTGATCGCGTAGCAAACACCATGCTTACGCAAATTACTAACCGCCGTATTCCCCATGAACAGAATTTTGGCGGTTTTTACCGTCTGATTCTCGGGCTCCACGAACGGCGTAACAACAATATCCGTCTCGGAGTCAATTATCAGATTGTAAAACTTGGTGTTCAGATAAAACGCCGTTCCGGCCGTGATAGCGACAGTGCCATTATCAATATCCGGAATTGTCTCATCCCAAAGCACCGTCGCCCCACGAAGTTTAACGGTATCGAAACCCATATCCGCCATCTTGTTGTTCTGATAACGAATCTGAGTATCGAGGGCGTTCTCGTAGGTTTCAAACGTGTTCTGATCGCACACGATCAAATCCGGCGAGCCGCCCGAACCCCTGGAGCAATAATTATACATCCGGCGTAACGCCACTTTTAGGCCGGCATAAGTACTGACGCTGAGAGCGAAAGCATTGCCGGTATCCTTAGTGCCGCTATCCAAAACCGCCGTCTGATGTCTCCACCACGAATATGTACTGCCAGAAATATTTCCGACACTACCGCCTGTAGTCGGATCCACCTGGTTATTTTTCCGCAAAAAATAGGCCAACGGATAAATATCCTTACCGGAATTACCTGGGACGAAAGTCGCGCCGGAAACGGTTCCCTGGACGATTTGACGATTTAGCTCCTCACGGATCGTCATTTCGGCCTGTTTGATCTTGGATTCAAGCAGATTTATCAGACGCCCCTCGCCTGAATTCTGCCGTTCTTCCCGTCGTGTAATGGAGATCGTTCCGGCAACCTCGCGCCACTCGTAAAAAGCGGTACTCAGGCCGTCTTGGATCGTGGTGTCAATAACTTCCTCACCCTGATAGGACTTGACGGTTTTGTTGGTTTCATACATCAATGGCAGTGCAACTCGCTCGCCGCCGTTTTGCTTTTTGACTGCATCCGTCATTCGCAGATACGCTAAGACCGCGCTGTCCTTGAAAATATTGTCATACAGCGTATCTCTGTATGCCATCAGGGTAGTGGATAGGAGACTGTCATAGTAGATTGTATTCGTACTAGGAGCAGCCGCATTACCGATAGTCGCCATTTTGTTGTTCCTCTAGTTTGGCGAGCGGATTCCCTTGGCGGCGAGTTGGGCTTTTGCCACCTCCACCGCTTTTTGAAAGGACATTGGACCCTTGGGAATATCGCTTGCCTGTTTGTTGGTAGACGATCCGGAAGAGGCTTGCGAAGACTCGGCCTTGGTCTGTAATTTTTTAATAGCCGCTTGCGCCGCGCGCGACTGTAAAATTTCGTCGGGCACGGACATCCGATAAAGCTTCACGGGATCATTCACCATCGTCGGATGAGATTGCAGCGTTTTCATCATCTGATCTTCGTAAACTCGCCAATCCGGACAATTATCATCCAACATTTTCTCCACTTGGGATTTGCGAGTTTCCTTGACTTCGTTCAGAAACGGGTTCAACTTCTGCAACACTCGTTGTTCCGCCGTGTTAAATACCTCTTCCCAAGTCTGGGGATTGAACTGGCCTTGCCCTTGCTGCTGCAAGACCTGTTCTGCCTGACCTCGGGGTAAAGTATAACCATACTGCCCCGCGAGAGACTGAATATTCGCAATCGGATCGCGCATAAATGCGTCATATGCTTCGACCTTCTTGCCACTCTCTCTCAGGGCAGTAGTCTTTTTGGTGAAAGCCGACTGCATCTGCTTATATGCGGCCATCAACTCCGGCTTGTCTTTGATGCTTTCTGGATCGAAAAACGATTCTTCGGCCTGCTGCGGAGTTCCACTGGGGGCTGTCTCCTGGCCGGTGACGTTGCTTTCGGTTCCCGCTCCGGTTGTCGCCGCGGCCGGCGATTCTTCGCTGGGTTGTCCTTCAGTCTCGGTCATTGGTTTCCTCTTTTCTCTTCGTTGATCCGGGCGTGCGCCCGGATTTTGACCAGGGATTGGTCAAAAACTCTAAAATTATCTGCCGATGTCCAGCACAAATATCTTGCGAATGGTCATCGGACTTAAATCTGATTTCCTCGACAGCGCGTTGTCCGCAAATATCGCACACGCGCATTAAAACCACCCCTTGCCATAAGATTCTGTTACTCCATGTTCTTGCATTAGCTTTTTCCTGTGTTGTTTGGAAGTCACCCAGATCGGTTTGTCGCCAATATTTGGATCCAAGTATGGCTGAATATCCGGATGAACCGCAAACAAACTAATTATTTTTCGCGTTTGCTTATCGCAAAGTTTACATTTCGGAGTGTAATCCTTCTCCTGAATGGTCGAGAAATAATCGGTCTCGTGTCCATCAGGGCATTTCGCGGTGTAAATCGGCACTATCCAGTCCCGTCACGCGCGGTGGAACCGCCACCGTTAATCAGGCCACCGAGAAAACCCAAAGCCGAACCGGCGGCGGCGGTTCCCGGCAACTCGCCTGAGCCCGGTGTACTGCCTTTTTGACCGGGCATAGGCGCGGAGCCGGACATTATTTGCTTACCTAATTGATAAAGCTCTTCAAGCATATTTTCGTCTTCGATGTGATGCATCTCGGCCATCCGCTTCATCAAATGCTTTTGCATCAAAAGATGCGGGAAACCGGCCAATAGATTCAGAAAAGCCAGCCACTGCGATCTTTCAATATGCGGCAACTGCGGAAAGGTCGCGCCCAAATTGACGGAATATTCGAACTCTCCGGCAATATCCTGATAATCGTCGGTACGGATTATCTCCCAGTATTCTCCCTGCGGACCGCTGATTCTGACCGCCTCGTCACGACTGATATTTACTTGTACGAGCTTATCTAGTTTTTCGGCTACTTCCAGAATAAAATCTGTCACCAAGCTAAGCCGATCTCCCTCGCGGATATTCAGGCGCTTCTCGATAATATCAGCTTGCGTCGCGGAATCGGCGTCCGCCAAGCCCCTGGCCTCGCCGCCATAACCGGATATTTCAATCAAATCATTGTTCAGATGACTGATCTCCATCCATCCCTGCTGATCCATCGGGGCATCCTGAATGGGGGTAATCACCGGGCCTTGTGTCTGCTTGCGGATAATGGTCCCATCGTCTCCGACTTCAAGCTTGTCCAATTCCGTTTCGTCCACCAACCCCGATACAAAAGCCTCGTATTTGCGATTAAATCGCTTGCGATGCGTCAACATCCGCGAACGAGCAAGACAAAGTTCCTTCTGCGGATCGAGCATTTGCGAAACCGGCGGGATTGGATACGGCGTCTTGTCTTGCAATGTATATCTTAAAACTGCGTATGGATGCGTCTCCACGCCTTTCGGCAACGGTGACGGCCCTTTCAGAAAATCTTCCGATCCAGGAGAAAAAATAAACCACTCTTTTCGGTCCAGATCGTATACTTCCCATAAGATATAAGGCTCGTCTTCTTTTTTCTTGGAAGACCCGGATTTATCCTTGTCGGTTTCCTCGCCTTGTTGCACGGATTTTAAAACCGATTGATTCAACCGGCTATCGGATTCGGCTTCTTCTTTCGTCATCCGAATTCGTTCGGCGATCCAATGCCACTTGTCTTCCAGCGGCCCGGCATCCTCGGACCAGAAAAAATCATCCGGATGAACGCGAGAAATCAAATATCGCTCATTGATCGGAATCGTGTCTGGTTCCAGCAATGCCCCCCCGAGCTGGTCCAGCAATCCTTGTCCTAGCGGCTTTCCAGCATCGGGGTTCTCGATTTGATCGGAAGAATAATGGACCTTTAGGACTCCATAGGCAAAAAAAGCATCCTGAATTGCAAGCCTGGCTTTGATCTTGAGCTTTGTTTCACCTTTGAGATAATTTAAATAAGCCTGACGAATTTTTGCTTTCTGCTCGAACAAGGCAATTTCCTGCGCATGTGGGGAGAAAGATCGTTTTATTTTGACGTAAAAATACGGGTCTACGCTATATAGCGTAGGTAGTTGCGCCATCAAATGGGAATAGATTTTATTGACCGTGATCCATTCCGCCTCCGGATAACCTGGATTCTGTCTGCCGGCGAAATATTCCCTGGCGACGGCGACGCGAAATGGCTTGTTCCATTCATCTTCGCGGAATTTTCTCGCCCGATTGATTTTGTCCTCCCATGTTTTTATAGGTGAACGGTCTTTGGTTTCTTTGCGTTTCTTGGCTTTCATTTGAGACGTTGATATGCGGTTTCTAATGAAACACCGTGAGTGGCGCAATATTTCCTGGCTCGGATCAAACGCGACCGTTCACGCTGGAAACTACCTTCCGGAATTCGAATTACTTTCTTGGGCTTGACGGGTTTTAACATACAGGCGTATCGAACCTCGTCATAAATGTGGTCTTCGGTATCGGCCTCAACATCATCCGGATTTTTCGGATCTTCACGCATCTCCAACATCGTGCGCCAGAAACCCGCGCAATCGTGGAAGATATGAAATGACGGTTCGATCCTGATCTCTCCTGTGGTGGCATCGACGGATTCATCCAATTTAAGTCTCTTATGGACCTGCAATTTACCCTGTTTGCGGTCATTGTCCGCTTTCATGAAAAATACCCCCTCGGCCATCATGTCGTCGCAAATTGACGGTCCACGGACTTCGTTTTTGCGTCCCTCGGGCATCTGGTTCCAAATTGAAGGGTCGGCGATCCGAAATCGGACTTTCTCCCCCCGTTCACGATCCAGAATACCGCGCGCGACTTCATAGGCGGGCATTTTTAATCCTGTGTCGCGTTCACCATTCTTGCAGCCATACCACTCACGGTAACGATAAAGCCTGCCATCGTAATCTACGGCATACCAGCCACATGAGAAGGGCTTGGAATAACCCCAATCCAAAACCATGAATCGTTCCCACTCGGGAGGAATATCGAATGGCTCAATTCCGTGCGTTCGCATTGAAAGATCGGTGAATACCTGCCCCTCGAAGGCGTCCCAAATGCCGAATCGAAGCCTGAGTTTCTCGATTTCCGGTAATTCTTCCAGCCGCGCGATATAGGCCGGATCGTTATTCCACAACACCGGATTGTCTTCGATGGTGGCCGGGATGAATATTCGGGAGATTCTAATTTCGCGTCCATCGTCGAGATTTACGGGTGTGACGTAAGTTTTACCCGGCTCGGTAATAGTAACAAATCGTTCTTTCACCCACTGGTGCCCCACTCCACCGGGGTTCGTAGTCGCCCGAATTCGGGGCGGAATTTTCGGATCGGTGGTACGAAGCCGGGAAAACATATATGTATATTGCGTTTCGAGAAACTGCGAAAGCTCGTCAACGCCGACAAAGTGAAATTCCTTGCCTTGATAATTATATTTGTCCTGTTCGTGCTGCATGTGCCCGAGATGGATTATTGCTCCGGATGGAAATATCCAGCGATGTTCCGTAGCGCGATATATCCCACCGAGTTCAAGATAATTCTTGAAACACCGATCTATAATTTCCTGAAGCTGCGGAAATGTCCGACGCAATAACAATGCCTTGTAATTCGATTTAGCGATATGGCGCGTAGCCAAGGCTATCAGAGCGTCGGTTTTCCCTCCGCCGGCAGCTCCGCCGAAAAGAACCTCGAATTCGCCACGAGAACAGAACTCTGTCTGTTTCCCAGAGTGGGGGGTCCACATCTCAACCGGCCTTTTTAATCGGCACGACTACGGCGGGGTCTGGATTCTCGTCAGGAAGAAAAATCGTTGGACCTTTGGTTTCGGTGATTGTAACGTCTCTTTCCTGCTTCGAGATTTTTACCATGTCGGTCAACATCCGCATATAGGCCGTGGATTGTCTCTCATCTTCTCCATAAAGCCGTTCGGCAAAAAGCCCCTGCCAGGTTACACCAGCTTCCTTGCTTTTCTTTTTCAATGTCCTGAAAAGCTCTCTCAATTCCGCCTTGGAAACGCCAAAGG